AGAATTAATGTTTGATGATCAAAATGTGATTACACTTTGTAAAACTTGTAACATACAATTAGGAATTAATGATGAATTAGATTTTGAATTTGAAATGAAAGAAAAAGAAGATTTTATGTTGTAAATAAAATTGGAGCTTCCATGCCATAAGTTGGAGCGATAAAATACGGGAAGACTTAAGGTAGCTCCTTCGAAGACAATATCTTTAGCAGAACTAGCACTTCTGGAAGTTATCCCGATATCAAGCATTAGTACTGAAGTGGTTTAACAGAACAGATTGCAACCCTGTCTTTCGTAGGTTCGAATCCTACCTAATGCTTAACAGCGGTGATTATAGGAGCTATTACAGTTAGCTTTACTATAATTAAAATGAGTCCATCAATTTGTTTGAAATTGAAACAGCAGACGAAATGAATATAGTCGGCTCATAAAGTGGAATTGGAAACCTTGTCCACAACTGTTTCTGTACTGGTGGTTTAATGGTAAAACGATGGTCTCCAACACCATTAATGAGGGTTCGAATCCTTCCCGGTATGTTTGATGGTGACCTTAGGGAAGCCACAACTTTGGCGATTAGTTTAATGGTTAAACGCTCGACTGTTAATCGAGAATCTACTGGTTCGAGTCCAGTATTGCCAGTAAGAACCATATAATTATGGTATTATATTAAAAAAGGAGTTGAGCAAAGTGGCGCGACCCTAGAAAACCGGCCTCCTTGAAGGCTGGCAAGTCAGAAACTAAAGCTCATCTCGACGAGAGAAATCAAATAGAGGTAGAAATGAAAGGTAAGGATGGAAAAGTTGATCAAGTTCCAGATCAGTTAGATGATATTGGTAAAACTTATTATACTTTCTTAGTTGAAGAACTTAAGGTATCAGGTATCCTTTCTAATCTAGATATTCCTACATTAACTCAAACTGCAGACTGTTTGAGTAAGATGCAACAAGCAGATGAATATATCAAACGTGAAGGTATAATTTACGAAACATTTGATAAAGTTGGAAATACAATTCCAAAAGAACATCCTGCTGTTGGTATCAAACATAAGTACTTATCTCAATTTAGAGCGTTAAGTACTCAATTAGGACTTTCTCCTTCTTCAAGAGCTTCTCTTTCTGAGATGAAAATAAAAGCAAAAGAAGATGATGAAGATCCAGTTCTACAAATCTTAAAAGGATTCAATCAATAGTTTTGAGTCTATCTAAAACTCAAGATGGAGGAATGCAAAATGAGTAATAACTTTAAAAAGCATCCTACATATACATATGCCTTAGAAGCTTCTGAAAGAAAGTTTGTGACTAATAAAGAAATTTATACAGTTTGCTCAACTTTCCTAGAAGATCTAGAGAAAAATGAAGACGATGATTATGAGTTTTGGTTTGATTATAAGTTCGCTGAGCTAATAACTGAAATGACAAAACTTATTAATATGGCTTCAGGAATAAGGGTTGGACAATCTGTTCATGACTCTTTAGCTCCTTTCCAATGGTTTTTTATTATAAATGCATTGTGTTGGAAACATAGAGATAACCATGAAAAACGAAGATATGAACAATCAGTTTTGTTGATTGCTAGAAAATCTGGAAAGACCTTCATTATTGCTCTATTATTTATTCTTCTATTATTATTAGAACCAAAATATTCTGAATTTTATTCAGTTGCTCCTGATAGAGAACTTTCTTCTATTATCAAAAAGGAAATGGAACAAATAATTTCCTCATCTCCAGCAATTTCTAAATATTTTAAAATAGTTAGAGGAGAAATTAGATGTCTATTAACAGATTCTAAATTTGTACCATTAGCTACTTCTGAAAATAGGATGGATGGTCGTAAAGCAAATGCATTTTGTGCTGATGAAGTTGGAGCATTAAGATCTCGTTATCCAATCGACGCGATGAAATCTTCACAGATGAATATGGTAAACAGAACAGGTATTTTAATCTCAACAGCTTACGAATCTCTAAATAATCCTATGACTGATGAAGTTGATAGAGCTACTAGAGTTATTAATGGAGTTATTGAAGATAAGACTTTGTTTGCTATGTTATATAGACCTGATGATAATCAAAAATGGTTAGATGATGATGAATTATTAAAAGCAAATCCACTTGCTGTAGATATTCCAGAAAACTTGGAATACCTTAAACAGCAAAGACAATTAGCTATTGATATGCCATCAGCTCAGAAAAACTTTAAAACCAAACATATGAATATATTTGTTGATGGTGATGATTCTGAGGTTTATATAAGCACAGAAGACCTTCAAAAAAATAGATTAAAATCTGAATTTAATTGGTATGGTAAAGAAGTTTATGTTGGAGTCGATTTATCAATGACTTCAGATAATACAGCTATAACAATTGTCCACTATGATAAATATGAAGATCTATTCTACTTAAAATCTTGGGCATTTCTACCTTCAGAATCAGTAGATTATAAATCTAAAATTGAAAAACTTGATTATAGAATGATGATCAATAATGGTTATGCTTTCGCTTGTGGAGATAGAATAATATCCTACAAATATGTAGAAAATTTTGTTTTAAAGCTAGAAGAAGAAATGGGTATAATGATTAAAGGTATTGGCTATGATAAATGGAATGCAATGTCTTCAGTTAATAGATGGTCAGATGAAGGTGGATATGAAGTAATTGAGGTAAAACAACATTCTTCAGTCCTACATCAACCTACTAAACTATTAAAAGAATACATTTTACAAGAAAAAGTTAGATATGAAACAAATAGACTATTAGAAATAAACTTTGCAAACGCTAGAGAAGTGTTTGATACAAACCTAAATTCTTACATTAATAAGAAAAAATCCACTGGTAAAATAGATATGGTTGCAGCTACAATAAATGCAGTCACCTTATGGAACATTGAAATGGAAGAAGGAAGATCTGTTCTAGACGACCGTGAATTATATATTTTGTAAGAAAAGGAGGTAAGAATTTTTGGGTATCGCAGATTTTTTTAAAAAAGGTAATAATAAACCAGTAACTGAAGGATCATATTCTTATGGTCAAGTTGGAATTGATTCGTTCTTTGGTTATTCTTCAGAAATTACAGAAGAAGAAGCTTTAGAGATTCCTGCTGTGGCAGCTGCTGTTGATATTATTTGTGGAGCAATTGCTCAACTACCTTTTATGTTAGTCAAAAAGAATGAAGACACCGGCGAAATCATGAGAAAAAATGATGATCATCGACTTTATCTTTTGAACAAACAACCAAACCCATCAATGGATGCCTATACTTATAAGAGAGCATTAACTAAAGATTTTTTATTTTACGGATCTTCTAACTCAGTTATAGAGAGAAATCTAAATAAGATCGAAGCCTTATATTTAATCTCATCTAAGCAGATCTCTGTTCAAGTATATGTTTATGATGGTTATAAAAAATATTCAAAAACAACATTAAATAATAATTTTGGATCCAAAGTTTTTGATGATTATCAATTGCTTACAGTTTTAAGAGATTCAAAAGATGGATTAATTGGAAATGGAATACTTAAACAAAACTACAAAATTTTAAAATTAGCTGTAGCTGAGACACAATATTCTTCTAATGTACTTCAAAATGGAGCATTGCCAATTGGCGTTTTAAAATCTCAAAACAAATTGACTACAGCAGCTTTTGAAAGATTGAAAGCTTCTTGGGCAAACCTTTATTCTGGCTCAGATAAAGCTGGTAAGACAGTTATCTTAGAAGAAGGATTAGATTATAGTCCTATTTCTATGAAGCCAAATGATTTGGAACTAACTGATAGCAAAAAGTCTACTATTTCAGACTTATCAAGAATATTCAATGTTCCTGAAAGTATGATTAATTCTAATGCTAACAAATATGGTTCCAACGAGCAGAATAACCTAACGTTCTTACAGTATTGTATTTCTCCTATTATTGCGGCTATTGAAAGTGCAGCAAATAAAGAGTTATTATTAGAGAGCGAGAAAGAAGAAGGTTATTCATTTAGAATGGATGCATCTCAACTATTGAGAACTACCCAAAAAGAAAGAGCAGAAGCAATCGGAGCTGAATTTGGAGCAGGATTAATCTCATTCTGGGAAGCCAGAAGTGAAATTGATAGACCAAAAACAACAAAGGATGACTACTTTAAGCTCAATCTTGGTGCAGTATTGCATAAATATGGTACAGATGAGATGATTATTCCAAATACTATGAACTCCAAAGCCTCTATAGAGGAAAAAAACAATAGAGAAGAGGAGGTTACATAATATTGGAAAACAAAAAGATAGAAATTAGATCACTAGATTTTGAAATGAGCGATGTTTCTAGTGAAGACTCTTTAGAGGTTCATGGTTACATTGCAACAAATGCATTAAGTCACATTCTAGGAAAAACTGATGGAAAAAGATGGAGAGAAATTATTTTACCTGGAACTTTTGCAGAAGCTTTAGCTAAGGCAAGAATGAAAGAACAAGATATTGATTTTCTGTTTGAGCATGATAAGGATAGAATTTTATCCTCAACAGCTAATACATCTCTTCTTTTAGAAGAAGATGAAGTTGGTTTATATATGGAAGCAAAAATCTCAAAAACATCTTGGGGTAAAGACTTATTTGTTTTGATTAAAGATAATATTGTAAGAGGACTTTCGTTCGGTATGAAAGTCTTAAGAGAAGATTGGTCAAGAGGAGCAGATGGTATCCCATTAAGAACAATTACAGATATTGAACTTTATGAAATTTCTGCGCTTAAAGCACCAGCTTATCAAAATACTTTATTAGAAGCAAGAGGACTTGAAATTGCTGAAGTTGAGATCCCTAGTGAAATCGAAACAAGAAATTTTGGAGGATCGCAAATGGAAGAAAATCTTGAAATTACTCCATTAATGTTATATAATGGATTAACTCTTCTAGCTGAAAAGTTAGATAATATTAATACTAGGATTGAAACTTTTGAAAAAAATCAAACTATTGATGGGTTAGAAGAAGCCAAACAGATGCTTATTGAAACTCAAGCAATTATCAAAGCAAATTCAATTGTTGCTCCTGTAGCTCCAACTGAAGTAGTTGATCCTTTAGATGAAACAGATCCTGAAGTTCAAGATTCTGAAGAAACTAGAGAAGAAACTGAAGAAGTTGATATTGCAGATAGTGAAGATCCAAAACCAGTAGTTGATGAAAATCTAGATTCTGAAGAAGAAGTATCAACAGAAACAAAAGACGAAGTTGATAATATTCCAGAAGATACTGAACCTAAACCTGAAGAAAATTCTGAACCTGTAGAAAAAACTCCAGAGGAGATTGCTGCAGAGGAAGAAGAGAAAAAGAAAAAAAACGTTAGTGAGTTTCGCTCGCTATTAGAAACCCTAAAAATGGAGGCTCCACAACTTGGATAAAAATTTAAAAGCAATGTTAGAAAAGCGTAATGCTTTGGTTACTGAAATGGAAACCGTAATTGATGTAGTTGAAACGGAAACTCGTTCTTTTGAAGAAGCTGAATTATCCCGTTTGTCTGAATTGAAAGCTGAAATCACTTCTTTAGACGGAACAATTAATCAAATTAAAGAATTAAGAGGCTTGTCAAAAGCTGAAAAAGAAAATGATTTTGGAGGACAAAAAATGGACGCTAAAGAAATGAATAAAGAAATGGAAATTCGTGGTATTGAACAGTACTTACGTGGCCGTGACGGTGAAGAACGTCGTGCATTGGCTGATGCTACAACTGTAGGTAATACTACTGAAGGTACAGGTGGTAACGGTGGTATTACAGTTCCTACTTCTGTATACGATACTATTATCGAACAAATGACAGAAGTTTCTCCTGTTTTTGCTGCAGCTCGTAAATTTGGTTCTGTAACAGGTAACTTGAAAGTTGCTCGTGAAGACGGATTGAATGATGAAGGATTTATCGGTGAAACTCTTGATGCTTCTAAGATCAAACCAATCTTGAAAACTGTTACATTAACTCAAAAACGTGTTGGTGCTGCTATTCAATTGACAAACCAATTGATCAATGATTCTGGTGTTGATATTGTATCGTATGCAAATGGTCGCTTGACTCGCTCTGCTGCTAAAGCAATTGAACGTGGTATCTTGATTGGCGCTAAAAGTGGAGAAGATGTTGCTAACACTTTCAAACCTATCATTGGTTCCGCTGGAGTAGTTAATATTGATCTTGCTGCAACAACTGGTCCTACAGTTGAAGAATTGCTAGACATCTATGCTGCAATCAATCCTGCTTACCTTGACGGAGCAATGTTTGTTGTTTCTCGTAAAGTCTTCAATGCTATTTTGAAATTGAAAGATGGTGACGGCTCTTACTTAGTATTCCGCGACATCGTAAATGGTAAACCTGGCTATACTTTGTTTGGCGTTCCAGTTCACGTTTCTGCTGTTTTGAAAGATCAAGTAGCTCGTAAAGAGTTGGTATTTGGTAACTTCAAAGAAGCATACGGAATGTTGGTCAAGAAAGATATGAATATCGTTACTGTAACTGCCGATACTGCTCAAGCTTTGGCTGGTGGTCGTCTTGCTGTTCTAGATACTTATATGGATGGTGCAGTTATCAACCCTGAAGCTGTAGTTACTGCTGCCTTGTTTGTCGGCGTGTAAAATTAATTAAAAACTTTATAATCTAGCTTTAACTAGCTAGATTATATTTTTTTCTTCCTTTCTTTTATTTGTTTTAATATTTATATTACTAATGGATTGCTAATTTGGGAAGCTGGTCACTTCCCCTATTAGTAAAAGTTAACAATTCTTGTTGATTTTTACTAGTAGAAACTACTAGAAAGTCACATAAAATACACATTTTATAACAAAATTTGCATCCCGGAACGTACCCGTGGGTACGTTTTGAAATCACAAAATGAAGAAAAAGGTGAAATAATGCTCAGTTATACAACAAAAGTCACAGATTTAGACGTTATGGACGTAAAAGACTATCTGAGGGTAGATTTTACAGAAGATGACATGCTTTTATCAACAATGTTGGGAGCAGCGCAATCTTTCATCCAATCTTACTTAAATAGGAAATTTACTGACTTTGAAGAAATTCCTGGTGAGTTTACAATTGCTTGTTTAGCTTTAGTAGCTCATTGGTATGAACGAAGAGAAATACAACCAGATAAAGCTGCAGAGGAGCTAAGTTATTTATTTGCAGGCCTTTTAGATATGCATCGAAGTTGGAATGGATCAGTAGATATTAAGGTTGTAATTCCTGAAGTAATAGAAGGTGAAATTATTCTATGAACCCAGGAAATCTAAATCGCAGAATTGAAATTGTAAAAGAAGATAAAATATCAGATGGATCAGGTGGTTATGAAATTGGCTTTACTCCACTTAGAACAGTTTGGGGAAAT